CCATACAAATGGTCACTGTATTCTGGTGGTCATGCCAACTTGGACTTGAACAAGCCGGACTGGTCGGAGGACATGGTTCGTAATCGTGACCCCAATACCATCATGCTAGGCGACTCCGGTGGATTCCAGATTGCCAAGGGCTTGTGGGAAGGCGACTGGAAAGCCAACTCAGGCTGTGCCAAAGCACAAAAGAAACGTGAGTCTGTGCTCACTTGGTTGGATACTATCAGCAACTATGGTATGGGGCTGGATATTCCCACCTGGGTTATCCACGATAAGAAAGCTAGTGATGCGTGTCAAATCAAAACACTAGACGAAGCAGTTGCGGCCACCAAGTTCAACAATGAATACTTTATCAAACACCGTAAGGGCAAAGATCAAGGTGGCGCACGTTTCTTAAATGTGCTACAAGGCGATAACCATACATCAGCAGAAGAATGGTATCAGCAGATGAAACACTTCTGCGACCCTGCTGTGTACCCAGATCGACATTTTGATGGGTGGGGCATGGGTGGACAAAACATGTGTGACGTACACTTGATCCTCAAACGTTTAGTGGCATTGCGCTACGACAATCTACTACAAGAGGGCAAACATGATTGGATGCACTTCTTGGGAACCTCCAAGTTGGAGTGGGCCGTTTTATTAACTGTAATTCAGAGAGCTGTAAGAAAATATGTCAACCCGCAATTCACTATCTCGTTTGACTGCGCCAGTCCGTTCCTTGCAACAGCCAACGGACAAGTGTATTTTGAAAATGTCTTCGAGCACAACCAAAAGTGGTCGTATCGCATGGCTCCTTCAGCCGATGACAAAAAATATGCCACAGACACACGCAAGTGGAGTGACGGAGTAGTAGCCGACGGGGTGTATCCGCGTTGGGAAGATAGTCCACTAAGCAACTTGTTCAAGATGAAAGACATCTGCATCTACAAACCAGGGGACCTAAACAAGATTGGCAAAGAAGGCAAAACATCGTGGGATAGTTTTAGCTATGCTTTGCTCATGGGACATAATGTTTGGATGCACTTGACCGCAGTACAGGAAGCCAATCGACGATTTGATGCAGGATCACGTCCTGCTATGATGCAGTATAGCCAAGGTGATTATGCCAAGTTTGAGGACATTATTGATCGCATCTTTTCAGCTTCAACTAAAGAAGACAGCCTAGCCGAAATTGAAAAGTACGGTGGCGATACTGGATACTGGACTGAAATTATAGGCGGCCGTGGATTCAAAGGAAAGAAAGCGGTGAATGCCCGCACACAATTCAACGCACTGTTTAGTTTTGACGAACCAGAAGTTGACAGTGATTTAGATAATAGTGTACAATTAGATACCGCAGCATTGGATCAACTTGAACAGGAACAGCAATGAATAGAGAAGGTCACAACAACGTTGAGTTCTTTACCGGAACTGAAGTAGAACATACTCCAGCGTTTGGAAAACAAACACTATTTGTAGTTGGCATACAACCTGTGAATGAGATTGCACACCACTTTGATCGAAATCCCAGCGGAGTAGAACATATCTATTTTGGTGCTAACATGAGTTTTCCCAATCCTAAAGTCAATGACTTTGCTACATGGAAATCATGGACGGACATGATTGTGCCTTTTCTTGAAAAAGGATATCTTTGCACGTTAGACATTGATGTAAAATCTGTAGAGGGGCTAGCCGAAAGCAGTCTGTGCGAATACAATAACTTCATTCCTATGATTTCGGTCAAGATGCCATATGTTCGTTTGCTGAACTACAATGCCACAGTAAAGATTGATGACAAGGACTTTGATGCTACCAATCCTGGAGTGTGGTGTCACAGCCTACATACGCTAATGAATCGTAATAAATTCACTGACTGGTCCAAGTATACCAACGATAGCATAGCATGAACCAGTCATTTTGTCCTGCGGCATGGAATTCTATCTATGTAGATCCCACTGGATCAATTCGCAATTGTTGTGTGGCCAGTGAAGACATTGGCACCGTCGACGATGACATTTCTAACGTATTCACTGGCAAGAAAAACATCTGGATCAAACAACAAATGCTAGAAGGCAATCTTGTTGACTCTTGCAGACAGTGCTGGCCTGACAGCCAGCATTCCATGCGAGATGGATTTTTACACGACTACTACCAGCCCGAAACTGCTGATAAATTCAACAGTGTAGACAAATTCCAAATTCAATATCTTGATCTACGCTGGCACAATACCTGCAATTTTGCTTGTGTGTACTGCGGTCATGTTGTTAGTTCTAGTTGGGCAGCTGAACTTGGTATTCATCAGCGTATGGATTCTGAGCAAGTGACCAAGCTCAAAGAATACATTTTGAGTAATCTAGATCATGTTGACCATGTGTATCTTGCTGGAGGCGAACCTCTGCTGATGAAAGAAAATGCAGAACTGCTGGAAGAACTCTACAAGGTTAAACCCACAGTAAGAATTTTTGTAAACAGCAATATCAGCCATGCTCAGCCAACTAATGCAGTGTATCAACAACTGCAAAAGTTTCGCAATATTTTCTGGATTGTCAGTGCTGAGGATGTGGGTGATAGATTTGATTATATTAGGCACGGAGGACACTGGTCTGAATTTGTGAAAAATCTTACACAGATTGAACAAGACTTTGATAGACATCAAATTGGATTCAACTGTGTGTTGTGTGCACTAAACGGATTGAGTATGTGGAACTTTGTAGACTGGATCTTGGAACGTGGATATGCTCCGGGACAGTGCTCGGTTAACTTATACTATCAGGGCACTAAACCACAGCTAGAACTTGACCCTAGAGTAATAGGCCAAGACTTTGTGGAAAAAATACTAGACTGTGCACAACAACCTAAGTACTCGAGTCTAAGTGGTATTCAAGGACTTGTTCGAAATCTCGAACAGACCAAGCAATCAGTTGGTCCGCAGGTGTTCTTGGACTTTATTCAACAATTAGATCAACGTCGGGGACTAGATAGCCGACTAATTTTTCCAGATGTATATTCTTACATTGACAATCGTTAATTAACTTGCTATTATAACACTATGAATCAACACCAACAAGCACAAATTGAATCCCGAGAAAGAATCAAGCAACACGCAGAACGAAAGATTTGGGTCACGTTTTGCAAGGAAGGTATCCATCGTTATCCAGCCGCAGCAACTGATCCTGCACTGGCTACAGGCGATGAGTATGATGTTAGCTTTCTTGGCGTTCCTCATCGCCATATCTTTCACTTCCAAGTCTGGATTGACGTTCTGCACAACGATCGAGACATTGAGTTCATTCAGTTCAAACGATGGCTTGAAAATCTCTACCGAGACAGCATCCTACAACTTGATTACAAAAGTTGTGAAATGATGTCAGACGATCTGTATGACCAGATCTCTGCAAGGTATCCTGGCCGTGCGGTCTGGATTGAGGTTGCCGAAGATGGTGAAAACGGCGCACTCATTAAATATAATACCCACCGACCTGTTCAACAACTAGCCATTTAAGGATTATTTTATCATGGCAAAAATTACAATTAAACCCAACGCTCGTGTTCGCGAGATTTTTGAAGATCTGGAAAAACTCTATGAGTTTTGTCAGGACTACGGCTATCGTTACAACGAGGCTGATCTCTACAACTTCAAGAGCTATGCCTGGCAACAGTACTCAAAATATGCTCAAGGCAAAAACGCCAAGAACATGTGGGACGAAGACACTCGTAGATTAGCAGGATATCGTCCAGCATGAGTGCCGCTCGAGAAAAAAACCAAGCGGACTTTGATCTCGAGCGATTCGTTGACATGTTCGACGAGGCCTTGACCAGTCAAGATCCCAGAGTGATGAATGCACTACGCAGCCTCATGATGATGGTGACACTGACTCGACCTGAAAGCCGCGATAGTGGGCTACACGATCGAAACACTGGACCTCTAAGAAGATTGTATGAAGACGTCAATCATCTAAATAAACGACTGCATAGTTTAGAAGATGATGTTCGGCAGATGAGAAATTCATACAAAGACAAGTATAGCTATCCGTATGAAAAATACGATTACACCATGCAGGCTGCACAACATATGGCAGCTCAAATTGATCAAGACGTACTGAATCAACTCAAGTCATCGTACCGGACCAAAATACAAGGATTGTAATGAGAAAACTATTTTACATGGGCTTGGAAAGTTACGAAGCCCGCTACACACTACAACTCACAGAGTGGAATCGACGTGTGTTTGACCGTAGAGGTCTAGACGTTGTGTACGTGCCTGGCACTACAATTGACAACACACAGGCCATTTCAGTAGGACAAGTACTAGATGCACACGGACGCAGTTACTTTGCTATGAGCCAAATGATGAACCTGGTTCAGATGATGAAGAACGGAGAAGTTGGGGAAGAAGATGTGATCTACTTTGAAGACATGTTCCAACCTGGATTCGAAAGTCTTGGTTACATCATGAACCAGATTCCACGAGAACAATGTCCGCGTATCTTTGTACGCTGTCTAGCACAGGCCATTGACCCCGATGACTTTGTGCATGTTTGGGGCATGGCTCGTTGGATGAATTTATATGAACAAATGGTCAATGAAATGGTGGCTTTCTCGGGGGGTGCAGTATTGGCTACCAATGAGGAAATGGTCGCGCACATGCGCATTGCTGGATGGACTGCTCCGATCTACAACATTTCCGGTCTTGCATTTGGACGAGAAGAAGTTCTTGAGCGTATTGGCGGTGCAGAAAATATCCGTGCGTTTGATCAGCGTCCGCGGCGGGTGGGTTTCGCAGCAAGGTTTGATCAAGAGAAGCAGCCTGGCTTCTTCATGGATCTTATTGAAATGTATGGTGAGCTCACCAGCGAACCGTGTGAGTTTGCAATATACAGTGGCGGAACTCTCAGATCCAATAACCCAGAGTATGTTGAACGTGCCCGCTGTATGGAGGCAGAAGGCAAGCTCCGGATCTATGACAACATAAGCAAGAACGAATACTATGCTCATCTTAACGATACTCGTGTGCTGTTTAATTGCGCTTTACAAGACTGGGTCAGCAATACAGTTTCAGAGGCTGATACTCTTGGTTGTAATGTACTATATCCTGCTTATCGCAGTTTCCCCGAGACTTTTGCCAATGATCCAAACCGTCTCTATGTACCTTGGAGCATAGATGATGCCTATCACAAACTACAAAATCTATTACGAGAGCCACATCACAATATGGGCCTGATCTCAGACTGGAACAACGGCACTGTTGATCGCGTGGTCGACATCATTCTTGGTCAAGGCGAGCAGTGGAATCGTGCAGGCAATCGCTATCGTGATCATGCTGCTCACGAAAAATATCAAGTTGTAAAGATTGAATCATGAACGTTGTGGTAACAGGCGCTGCTGGCTATATTGGCGGACAAATTGCTCTGCAACTCAAAGATGCTGGCCACGAAGTAACTGGCATTGATCGCAACCCTTTACCCCGGCATCTTGAAGGTGTCATGAAGTTTGTACAAGCAGACTTTGACAGCGACGAGTCATATCGCCGACTGCTGGATGTACGTCCCGAAGCCGTTGTGCATTGCGCTGGTACCAGCTTGGTTGGACCTAGTATCAAAAACCCCAGCGATTACTACCACAACAATGTGGTCAAAACACTGAACTTGCTGAACATCATAATGGCAGCCGTGCCCAAGACACGATTTATTTTTAGTTCAAGTGCTGCTGTGTATGGTGAGCCCATCATGACTCCGTGCCACGAAGTTGACCCACGAGAGCCCATCAGTCCCTACGGTGAAAGTAAGCTGATGATAGAACAGATACTAGAAAGTTATCATTGTGCATATGGTCTAGACTATGTGGCGTTTAGATACTTCAACGCCTGCGGTGCTGACAGTCGGGCACGACATGGGCAAGAACCAGGAGCCACACACATCATTGCTAGAGTGTTAGAAAGCATTCGGGACAACCAAGATTTTGTGCTCAACGGTATTGACTACCCCACGCCTGACGGAACCTGTGTGCGCGACTATGTGCATGTGGAAGACATTGCTCGAGCACATGTTATGGCGTTGGACTCAAAAGTCACAGCAGGAATATACAATCTTGGATCCGACACAGGAACCAGCAACAGAGAAATTATTGATGCAGCACAACAGGTCACTGGTAGTGCTGTGGTAATTCAAGTAGGCAAAAAACGAGCAGGAGATCCGCCTGTGCTGACTGCTAGTGCTGCCAAGTTTGGATTGGTTGCAGGTAACTGGAAACAGTACAGTTTAACTAACATGATTCGGCATGCATGGGCGTGGTACAATGTTTGATAAGATTCTAAAGTTTGAACAGGAACTGGCTGAGTTTACTGGTGCGCCTTATGCCATTATGACCGACTGTTGCACACATGCTATCGAACTGTGCTTGCGACATGAACGAGTGCGTGAAGTTGTGATGACTCCATACACTTACCTCAGCATCCCTATGACCATGCACAAACTGGGCATCAAGTATTACTATCGAGAAGAAGAATGGACAGGAGAGTATAGGTTTCATGGCACCAAAATCTGGGACAGTGCTCGCAGACTAGAACACAACATGTATCGCGCTGGATCTATGCAGTGCTTGAGTTTTGGACACACCAAGCCCTTGCACATAGGCCGTGGTGGTGCTATCTTGTTGGATGATGCAAACGCATACAACATTATGATTCGTCAACGCTATGACGGTCGAGATCTTGCCGTCTCGCCGTGGCAAACTCAAAAAACATTCCTTGTAGGCTATCACTACAAACCCACGCCTGAAGAAGCAGAAATTGGTAGTGCATTATTGGTAGGTCTGCGAGAAAACAACCCTAAACCTGTGCCAGTGACCTACCCAGACCTACGCAAAATTTCAATAACACAATGACAAAACAAAACATTGTTGTGTCAATTGGCAAGGCACTACAGGTACTAGAGCATTTTCCTGGAGAAGTTTTTGATCTAGATAAATTTGCAATATTTGATATAAGTTTGTCCGAGTTTCAATTGCACTCAGTTGAACTTCGAAACTACAAAAAAATGATCTGTGCGATATCATTTTGTGGCGGCAGATATCCAGATTTAGACCTGGCAAAATTTGATGTTGTTTTGGTACTTGATGAAGAAGTAATTGACCACGACAATTATCTACAAAAACTCAGAAAAAAGTTCAACAATCACAACATTGTAATTGTGTGCAGCGGATATCACAAAGACTATCCCCCAGACACCGACTCAGTGTATGTGTATCCTTACTTTTTGCAAAGCATATTGAAACACAATGTTCCAAGAACGGTTGATAGTATTGAGTATCATCAGCGAACGTTTGATGTATTGCTAGGCGGTATAAAAAGACATCGGAAATTTATTTTTGATCGGTTGGGCCAACACTGTATGTTGGATGCATGCTATGTAAATTTGACCACCCACACTGGTTCCGCTGCTCTGGTAAAAACCATCTATCGCAGTCCAGAAATTGACTCTCTCGAAGACAGTGCATCAGTTGATGTTATCGGTAGTCAAGGATTCAACAGTTATGTGCAACTGGAATCTGGTGCAAAAATTTCACAAATTGTCCCTTGGGGCATTTATCAAAATTCATTGTACAGTTTGATTGCAGAGACTAACTTTGAAAATTATTTTTTCTTTACTGAAAAAACAGCCAAGGCCTTGTATGGTCAGAGACCTTTTGTATTTTTTGGTGCCCAAGGCCAACTAGAGGATCTAAGAAATTTTGGCTTTGAAACTTTTGGTGATGTAATTGACGAAAGTTACGACTCAGTCTTGGATCCTACCGAAAGATTTACCAAGGCATTTGAACAAGTTAGATGGTTGTTTGATCAAAATCATCAACTCCTACATCAGAAACTGCAACCAATTGTAGAGCACAACTGTGCACACATACAAAATCGGCAACATTTTTTAGTGCCTTTACAGCAATGGTTATATAAACACTGTTGACTTCTAGGTCTAAATACATTACAATAGCACAAAGTCATCCACGACTATTAACTCGGAGAAACAAATTGACAGAAAAATTTAAACCAGATCCCATAATGAACACGCCCGACAGTCGGAAGTTTGTCAAAAACGAATTTCCCCATTTGGGCAAAGAAGTGTATGTAAAAGCCGGAGACGACATGAGCGACAAGGGCTATGAAGAAGAAAAGTATCTTGGAAACTATCTTCGTGCAAAAATGAAGCGTGACGGCAAAAGATTTTGGGCAGGCGACAACATTAGTGAATATGTCAACGACCACAACAAAGAGCAACTGATCGACGAAGCTACAGAAGCATTTGAACTAGTGCTTGACCGTTTGTTGATCGATCGAGAAACAGATCCCAACTCGCATGGTACAGCACGTAGACTGGCCAAGATGTACTTTAATGAAATCATGGAAGGTAGATATGAACCAGGACCTGACGCAACAGCATTTCCCAACGATTCACAAGACCGCTACGAAGGAATGCTTGTGGTACGTAGTGAGCTTCGCAGTATGTGCAGTCATCACCACCAACCTGTCAGTGGCGTTGCTTATATCGGGATTATTGCCGCTCAAAAGCTCATTGGTCTTAGCAAGTACACTCGTATTGCTCAGTGGTGTGCTCGTCGTGGCACGTTACAGGAAGAACTCTGTAATGACATTGCCCGTGAGATTAGCCGGGCCACTGACTCCGAAAACGTAGCCGTATACATTCAAGCCATACATGGATGCTGTGAGAATCGCGGCATCATGGCACACTCTAGTTTGACACAGACCACTGTACTTAAAGGTGCATTCAAGACTGATCCAAGTGTGAAGAAAGAGTTCTTTGACAACATTAAATTACAACAGGAGTTTGCCCCAAGATGAGATATGAAACACTAGAAGAGGCAGCGGCAGCAGGTGCCGCACCATGGTCAGATGAGGCCACCGAACATTCGGACTATCATGTGGCTGTGTTCCGTGATGCATACCCAGTGACTGTGGGACATTTATTGTTTGTGCCACGTTGGAACAAGAATGTAATCATTGAAGAAGCAATGAAATATGCGTTTCGTTTTGGACACCAAAAGGTTGTGTCCGGTGACTGGGAAGCCTACAACGTGGGCATCAACTGCGGAGAGGCTGCAGGGCAAACTGTGATGTATCCGCATGTGCATTTGATTCCACGCAGTACTGGAGACTGTGCAGACCCTGTAGGCGGAGTACGGGCAGTGATTCCCAGCCAGGCCAACTACAAACAATCAGGCTATCAACAGCCTGAATAAGTAATGATCTCAGCGGCCTTTACGGCATTCACCCCGCTATACAAATTCTGCAAGCCTATGCTATAATCAACATAGGAGAACACAATGGCAAATCAACCAGTAACATACAAATTTACTTCTACCAAAGAGTATCACGATGCGTTTCCGTGCGCTTATCGTCAATGGCGAGCTGATAGTCACTGCAATCTTATCCATGGCTACAGCTTCTCAATGAAGTTCCACTTTGGTACCAACGATCTAGATGTCCGCAACTGGGCCGCAGACTACGGCGGACTCAAAGAACTAAAGAAAACACTAGAAGATCAATTTGATCATACCTTGATTGTGGCACAAGACGATCCTGAACTGGAAACATTCAAAATGCTACAAGAAAAGAAAATGGCCAAGATTGTGGTGCTACCACGTCTGGGCTGTGAAGGACTTGCTGATCAACTCTACAAGTTTGTAAACGGAGTTTACATTCCTGAAATGTGGGGGCCTGCTGAAGCAGAAAGACTGTGGTGCTATCGCGTGGAAGTTCGCGAAACCCAGGCTAACATGGCCTATCGCGAAGGCCATCGTGAATGGAATGAGGACTTGTTTGAATGAGCGAAAATATTATACCTGAATTTGACATTGCTATCTTGTTGCCTACTAGAGGCAGAGATGGCATGTTAGAACGCAGTGTCAAAAGCCTAATTGAATTGGCGGATATTCCTATTCGCATTCAGATCATGCTTGGCTTTGACAACGACGATACAGTTGGAACCAAATATTTTGTCGAAGAACTACAACCTTGGTTAGATCAACATAAGATCAATTATACTGCCATGATGTTTAAACCATTGGGGTACATTCGTCTCAATGAGTATGTAAACGAGCTGGCTCGTAAGAGTGATGCACGTTGGCTGGTGTTTTGGAATGATGATGCAGTGATGGAAACTCAGAGCTGGGATACTAAAATCATGGACTGGGAAGGGCAATTTAAACTGTTGGCCTTTCATACTCACAATGATCATCCTTATTCAATCTTTCCTATTGTGCCCCGTAAGTGGTTGGACCTGCTGGGCTATCTAAGTCCGCATCAGATTAGTGATGCATGGCTGAGTCAACAGGCCTACATGCTGGACATTTGGGAACGCATTGATGTTGATGTGTTACATGATCGACATGATTTAACTGGCAACAACAATGATGCTACATTTCAAAATCGTCCCATGCTAGAAGGCAATCCTGGTGATCCTAACGATTTTCACAGTGTTAAACAAATGGATCTGCGCCATAGAGATGCGTTGAAAATTGCAGGCTACTTAGATAGTATTGGCCAAGATATTTCATTTATAAAAAATGTTTTTATTGGCACCCAAGATCCTTGGGAAAAGCTGGCCAAGAACGATGTGAACAAACAAATGGTGCAGTTTAAAAATCCACATACCCACTTCAAAGGAAGTACCAGTGTCGCAAAGTCTTGAAGATCGTATTAAAAAATATTGGAATACTCAACCGTGCAACATCAAGCATGGTACTAGCGACATCGGAACCCCCGAATTTTTTCGTGAAGTCAGTGAGCGTAGGTATCGTGTGGAGCCACATATTGCTGAGTTTGCAGGGTTTCACTTGTGGGCCGGCAAGCGTGTGTTGGAAATCGGTTGCGGCATTGGATCGGATGCAGAAGAATTTGCCAAGCATGGTGCTGAGTATGTGGGCATTGACTTGAGTGATCAAAGTATTGCGTTAAGCTGCCAACGATTTGACACCCTAGGACTCGAGGGTGAGTTCTACAATGTAGATGCAACTGATGCTGACCAACTGGCTGCATTAGGTGAGTTTGATCTTGTGTACAGTTATGGTGTAATCCATCACTTTCCGGGTATTGATAAAATCATTGACAATGTACACGAAGTGGTCAAATATGGTGGTGAATTCCGCTACATGGTGTATGCCAAGAACTCCTGGAAGTATGCCATGATACAAAAAGGACTTGATCAGTTTGAAGCCCAAGCAGGTTGTCCATATGCACAGGCATTCAGCAAGGACGAAATACACCAGTTGATGAATGAGCACAACGGATGGCACATTGAGAGACTGCGTCAGGATCATTGTTTCATGTACAACGTAGATGCGTACAAGGCAGGGCGTTATGAACTGGAGCCTTGGTTCGAAGCCATGACAGAATCGCATCGTCAGGCAGTTCGTGAGTATCTGGGTTGGCATTTGTTAGTAAAAGCCAAAAAAATATAATGATAGACCAAATGGATAGATTTCAATCCATTTCAGATGGATTTCAATCTTGGCAACAACGATGTCTAAGATTTGGCGATACCATGCCGGCCCTGTGCTATATTCACGATATTGGCTGGAATGATCTGTGTTTGCAATTTCCAGATTGTTATCAACATGTACATCCTGGTCTCAACGAAAATCATTGCTACACCTGGCAAGAACAAATTGACTTTGTTCTTGCCATGCGTAAAAGAATACCAAAAAAAGTAATTGATGTAGGTGGCGGCCGCGGAGAATTTGCCAATGTGTGTAAATTTTTAGGCATTGATGTTGTGAGTATTGAGCCTCACCCTGGTGCTCACACATGGTACAAAGAAACTGCAAAACATTTTTTTGGAACTGAGTTTGATCAAGTGGTACCAAAAAATAATTTGATCAGTGAATCGTTGTCTGGAGATATTTGGGAAGATGTTGATACTGTGGTTCTAATAGAATCTCTTGAGCACTTGGAAGAAACCGAATGGCTCAAGGTTTGGCCAATTATTGCCAGTATATCTGGGTTGAAACTAGTGATAACCAACTATGTATTTTGGCATCCTATTGCTCAGCAGCCAGAAATAGGTCACGTTAAAAGTGTAGATGACAACTTGTACGATCAACTCTACAGATCATCTAAATCCTGTAGTTGGCGTATGGGATCTCATATTGTGTTGAATTTCTAATGCAAAGACTTTTTACTTTTGGTTGTAGTTTTACCAACTATCGCTGGAGTACGTGGGCAGACATTTTGGGTGCTCATTATGACGAGTATCAAAATTGGGGTCAAGGTGGTGCTGGCAATCACTACATCTTCAACAGTGTAATGGAGGCAGACCAACGCAATTTGTTCTTGCCTGGCGATACTGTTATTGTAAGTTGGACCAATGTCATGCGAGAAGATCGCTACACTGATTGCTGGCAAACTTACGGAAACATGTATACTACCGAACTATATAATCCAAAGTTTGTAAAGCACCAAGTTTCAGAGCGAGGAAATTTGATCAGAGATGTTGCATTTATCAAAGCAGTAAAAATATTCCTTCAACACAAGGGTGTGAATTGGTATTTTACCAGTATGGATCAAACTACTTGGCAAATGGATCAATGGGATCCTGACAAAAAAAGTTTCTTTCCAGACGTAGTTGACCTATATAAGGATGTGTTTGAAGGATGGTTGCCAAGTTTTAGAGAAGTTTTGTTTCCAGATGGGTGGGCTAATCGAGAAGACGGCCATCCTACCCCAGCAGAATATCTAGTCTGGTTAGATACAGTTTTACCAGGCAGCGTGACAAAACAAAAAGTTCGTGTTAAAATTGCACAAGAATCTGAAAATCTGGTCAAAACAAAAACCAGCGATTGTACACTAAAAAGGCTATAATATGAAATTTAAAGTAAGTGAACTATTTTATTCTGCACAAGGCGAAGGCCGATACGTTGGTGTTCCCAGCGTGTTTCTTCGCATGTTTGGTTGTAACTTTACCTGTTCGGGGTTTGGTTGCCGGTCCGGCGAGAAGAGTACAGAAGCAGACGAAGTGGCCAAGACTGTGGAACTATACAAAACGTTTGAAGAGCTGCCGTTAGTGACCACTGGCTGCGACAGCTATGCATCGTGGCATCCTGCATTCAAGCATCTCAGTCCAACATACACCGCTGAACAACTGGTAGACAAAATGGCTGAATTGTTGCCGCACGGCAACTGGCAACAACCCAATGGAAATCCTGTACACTTGGTGATCACAGGAGGCGAGCCACTACTGGGTTGGCAACGAGCATATCCTGAACTGCTGGACTTGTTGCATGCTCGTGGCCTACGGCACATTACGTTTGAGACCAATGGTACCCAGGAACTGTCAAGAGAGTTTAGAATGTATCTAGATGACTGGCACGGTGAAATCACATTCAGTATCAGTCCCAAGCTCAGTGTTAGTGGCGAAAAACGTGAAGAAGCGATCCGTCCAGAAATTGTGTTTGACTACGAAACACATGGCATCGCTTATCTCAAGTTTGTGGTGGAAAAAATTGCAGACTTTGATGAACTGGATCAGGCAGTAGATGAGTATCGCTTGGCAGGTTTTGCCGGCCCTGTGTTTGTGATGCCAGTGGGTGGTGTGGTCAGTGTGTACGATGGCAACAGAATCAATGTAGCTGACGAGGCACTGCGCCGAGGCTACTGGTACAGTCCGCGTCTGCACGTGGACCTCTGGGGCAACGGTTGGGGGAAATAAATGTTCGACAAGATCAAAAGTTTGTTTGGCTCAAAAGCCAACGTAAATCCACAGCCCACACAAACAAGGCCTGAACCAACATCAAAGCCAAAGACCAAGGCTCCAGAAAAGTCTGCCAAGCAATTGGCTACAGAAGCAGGAGAACCTTATGTTGCTGTGCTAGGCATGGATATTGACCCTGTTAATCTGCATCAAGGAGCGTTTGAACTAGATTGGAACGAGATATTTGTTGCTAGATTGATCAAAGCCGGATATCAAGGCAAAGTAGATGCAGACATCGTAGACCAGTGGTTCCAAAATGTCTGCAGACATGTTGTAATGGAAACATGGGAACAAGAGCAAGCTATTAAAAACTCAGGCATCTGGGTACAAAGCAAAGATATTGGTAACGGACGAAGCGAAGTATCATGATATTCAATCACATCAAAGAACTCAAAGCCCAAGGCAAAAAGATTGGCATCACATTCAGTCAATTTGACATGCTGCATGCTGGACACATTGCCATGTTGGCCGAAGCCAAAAACCACTGCGATTATCTAATTGCAGGCCTGCAAACTGATGCCAGTGTTGACCGCCCGGGCATTAAGAATGCTCCTGTACAAAGCATTGTGGAGCGACAGATACAACTCAGTGCCTGTAGATTTGTGGACGAGATTGTGGTGTACACCACAGAGCGAGACTTGGTTGATTTGATTCTGACCTTGCCAATTGATGTACGCATACTGGGCCTGGAATACGAAGACACCAACTTTACTGGACGCAACGAAGGTACTGGCCTAGGCATAGCACATGTGTTCAACAGCAGAGATCACTCGTTCTCCAGCAGCAGTTTGCGCAAACGTGCGGCAGCAGCCGAGGCAGAAAAGGAACTGTTGAATGGAACCCATAAAACCACCTAACACACTCAAAATATATGCACTGATTCGGCAAAGCGGGCTAACATTCTGTGGTATTGGCTTCAGCAGCAGTGTGGCAACTCTAGGCACAGGATTTTTTGCCACACATCAAGAAGCCGAGTTTCAACGCACAGTGGAAATGCTCCGAGACACCACTATCACGCCAAGGCCTCGGTATCATGTATTCGAGCTTGATGTTCCAAACCCTGCATACGAGGAATAAATGCATATACTTTTTAATGGCGACTCCAACATGAGCGGAGAAGAATTAGATGATCGCGGGCAAGGCATGGCCGGAGTCATTGTTGACTACTACGGAGCAAGTTCTACTAATCTTGCTGTGAGCGGAGCCAGCAATGACTTGATCTATCAGTCAACCTGGGAATATTTGCAAACTAATCCTGCACCAGATTTGGTTGTAATTGGATGGAGCGAACACGGTCGAGAGCAATGGTATTTTGAAAATCAGTTCCATGAAATCAATCAGTTAGATGTAGGTCAACAGATTCCAAATGAATTTAGGCGTAGATACCAATTTTGGAAAAATCACATTCAAAAGGATCCAAATTGGCACAGAGTTATGAGTTACTACTGGCACAACAAGATCTATAACTTGCACATGTGGATGTACGAACGAAAAATTCCTCACTTGTTCTTTAATGCATTCCATCACTTTCAGATAGAAAGCGAGAAGGAATGGCTGGATTGGCACTGTTGCTTCTTCTGCCCGTACAACGAACGTCAATGTTATGTGCCGTTCTGTATTGAGCACAATTACGAAGAGCTTACACCAGGTTGGCAGCACTTTGAGCCTGCAGGACACAAGGCCTGGGCTGATATTTTGATCAACGAAATAAACACAAGTCCAGCACATGCCATTATATTTGAACGTGACCCATTATTGCAAAAACACTAATGATATTATATGTAAACGGTGATAGCCATGCAGCCGCTGCCGAAGCGGTAAACCCTCATGCCTGGGCACAGGACGACGGATTGTTTTATGGGCTGGGCCAACAACCACATCCCGACAATGAACGTGTGAGTTTTGGCTGTGAACTTGCCAATTGGTTACGTGCTATTTTATACCTGGATGCGCAAGCAGGGGGAAGCAACCGTCGTATTATTCGTACCACTCGTCAGTGGTTACTGAATCAAGAAAACGTCAAAGATTTGTTTTTGGTAATACAGTGGTCAACCTGGGAACGCGAAGAATGGTTCGATGGCAATGATGGTTGGGTGCAAGTAAATGCCAGCGGTGTAGATGAAGTTCCTGAACATTTTAAACAACGCTACAAAGAATACATTGCCAACATTGACTGGAAAACGTGTACTGCGCAAGCACACGAAACCATTTGGCAGTTTCATCAAGAACTCAAAGCACAGGGAATTCGGCATGTGATGTTCAACGGTAACAGCCATTTTGGAGATATCCAAAATTGCTATGATTGGGAAAACTGCTACATTGGCCCATATGATCCTGCTCAAACATACAATAGTGTGCTAAGAGAAAAAGGATTCAAAACGGTTAACCCAGATAGTTGGCATTTTGGGCCAGATGCCCATTGCTTTTGGGGCGAATATCTGTTACAATACATTAAACGCAACCAACTATTGGATTCCAATGAAATACCTGCTTATTGATACCAGCAACATGTTTTTCCGTGCTCGTCACAGTGCACATCGGCAAAGTGACACATGGACCAAGCTGGGTTTTGCTCTGCAAGTCACAATGATGAGCGCAAACAAAGTGGCTCGTAATTTTGGTGCAGATCACGTGGTATTTGCACTGGAAGGTCGAAGCTGGCGCAAAGATCACTACAAGCCTTACAAAGCCAATCGCGCCGAAGCTCGTAGTGCAATGACAGAAACAGAAGCAGAAGATGACAAGCTGTTCTGGGAAACCTATGATGATCTGACTAAATACTTGTCTACAAAAACAAATTGTAGCGTTATCCGTTGCGCCACTGCTGAAGCAGATGATGTGATTGCTCGTTGGATTGCGCTACACCCCCAAGATGAACATGTGATTGTCAGCAGTGACTCAGATTTTGTGCAACTGGTTGCACCCAATGTGCAATTGTACAATGGTATTAACGATCACTTGTTCACCACAGATGGCGTGATTGACGCAAAAGGTAAAAAGTTGGCATTTTCGGTCGAAAGTAATTCCAAGATCAAGGTTGGCAAAGCAGATGCCAACTTTGTGGCTCCTGTGGACTATCACAAGTGGGCCTTGTTCTTGAAATGTGTGCGAGGCGATACCGGCGACAATGTGTTCTCGGCTTACCCAGGCGCTCCTATTAAAAGCACAAAGAATCGTGTGGGACTGACAGAAGCCTTTGAAGACCGCAACAAAAAAGGCTATGCATGGAACAACCTCATGCTTCAGCGCTGGACTGACCACAACAACGAAGAACACAAGGTATTAACCGATTACGAACGCAACTGCGAACTGATCGATCTTACTGCACAACCCAAACATATCAAACACAGTGTGGACACAGCAATACGCGAACAAGTAAGTCACCGAGACGTGGGCATGGTAGGTGCACACTTCATGAAGTTCTGTGGCAAATATGAGCTTAACAAACTCAGCGAGCAAGCGGAACCTATCAGCCGTTGGCTCAATGAAACATACAAAGGAGTCCTTGATGACACTAATAGCTAAACCGGTAATTGACAAAGAATACTGGATTATCAAACAAAATGATCAAAAGGTTGGCAACATACAGGCTGTGAATGATGGTTATCAAATTACTATCAACAACAAAACTGCCAGCTACAAAACCATCCCCATGTTGAGAAACAGGGAGAACATTGAGTTTGTTCCTGCAGAACAGGTGAGTCAACCTCGAGATCAACAGGTACACGGATACAATACTGGGTGCAAAGTTTTCAATCCTATCTGGGATGTCAAACACCGTTTGCCGTTGTTTACCAAAGAAGAAAAAAGCAAATCATGGTATGCCGCAGGTTGGTACATGATCAAACAACATCGTAACTGGAAACCAGTGCGTAATCCAAAGCTCATTGTACTTGAACGTTACAAGTACCAGGGACCTTTCCACTCCAAAGAAGAAGCCAATGACAAATCCGTTTCGTGATCAAGAAAAATTTATGCGAGCCTGCGACCAGTCGGTTGACGAGTTCAATGGCACACAGTTTGACATGTACTGTGCACTGATC